GACGACGTCAAACACCTTTCGCATGAAGTGGTTGCCTCTCACAACCGCCGTGGTTTCGCACTGGTGAAGTTGACCCCCACTGATAATGATTCAGTGGGGGTTCTCCTCAACGTGACCAAAGAACCGTTGGTGGTCGAGGGCAAGGAGCTGAAGGCGAAAGCGGACGTTCGGCGGTTTCTGTGGGAACACCGGAACTCTGCGAAGGTGCGCCGGAAGGACCGCACTTGGATCTGGACTCGGTACCTTGAGGACAAGGGCGTGAGCGTGGTGGGCTTTGCGGCGATGACGAAGAGGGAAGTGGCCGAGAAACTGGCGGCACTCAACCCGGACTACCAGTGGATCGAGGTGGACACATGAGCCGATTTGCAGGTAGTGCGTTCAAAGGACTGGCTGGGCTGTTGACCCCGAGTGCTGGGCTCCAGAAGGGCTTGGGTGCGGTGGGTCGTGGTACCAAGGCGGTAGGGTTTGACTTCAGTAGTCCAGGGGCTGCGCTGGCGTTCGGCGCTCCGACGGCGCTGTTTGCGGCACCGTTGTTGGGGGACATCGGAAAGTCGGCGGCTGCGTCGGTGACGGGCAAGCCGATCACGGATGAGTTGAAGGCGGAGTTGCAGCGGCAGCGGTATCAGGCGGCGCAGGCCATGAAGGCGCAGCGGCTGCAGAAGGCGATGGCCGACAACATGATGCGGCTGGCGGCTGCGAACCCACAGTTGTACAACCAACTGATGGTGGGGCGGGTGCTGCCACAGGGCGCAGTCGTTATTGGGGGTCCGAAGCGCAGCGACTTCCTTGAGAGTGTGGCATACCAGATGGCAACAGGGGGGTTTGGAAATGGTCCTGGAACCCCCGATTCTCCTGATATGATGCAGTCCCTTGTTGACTCTTACTGAGGTTTCTCATGCCTGGCCAAATCCCCCTCGACACCCGTTACTACCCCAACGACTTCCAAGTTTTCTCATACCACCTTAATGGGGCTATCGCTAGTGATCCCACCATTGCGATGCTGCTTTATGTGGACCGGGCCATTGTCATTGATTCCGTAGTAGTCCTGTTCGGGGACGGCCCCAACAGTGCTATCAGCCTGCGTATTGCATATGTTGAAGGTCTGACTCAACCGACTTTCACTACCTCTAATACGTCGGGAAACACGATCAACATCACCACGTCGGCCAGCACGCCAGCGAACAATGACCCCGCAAGCGGAGGACCTACTCTTAGACTTGTGACCGGTGACGGATCTGGTTTCGATTTAATCAAGAGTGCGGGGACCCCAATCAGCAACGTCATTCCCAGGGGGTCTACTATCTGGCTCACTGGTAGTGTTTCGATTGCGGGCATCGAACGTGGTCTGATCCAGATTCGGTACCGCAGTCAGTTCTGATTGGGGGGATTGTGCCGGGACAGATTCCTTTGCAAACCCGGTACTACCCTGGGGATTTCCAGTTCACAAGCTGGGCAACCCATGAACCCAAGCATTCGCACTATCCGTTGTTCTTTACGGATCGGAATCTGGTGGTGGATTCTGCGGCGATCTTTCTGGAAGACTCGGTCAACCACAATATCAACGTAAAGCTGGTGAAGGTACCATTGTTTGCGGTGCCAAACTATGGGACCCCTATTACTGGGCAACAAGATCTAACGTCAGAGGTGGCTTTCACAACTTCTGGAACGTATCCCGTGAGGGTTGAGACAGGTGTGACCGCAGGCTTTACGGTCAATACGGCTCACAATATGTTGGTGGCTCCATCGGGATTGTGGATCTTGGCGAGCGGTAATTTCTCAGGAGTTGCAGGTAATTTGCACGTTCAAGTTCGCTGGCGCAGCTCCTTCTAACCTTGGCATTTTTTTACCTCCGGAAAGGGCTGCTCATTTGAGTGGCCCTTTCTTCTTTTTGGAGATACTTAAGGCATGAGCCAAGTACCCATGACACTTCCGTTCGAGCAGTTGTCCAGCTACGAGAAGCCGACGCTGTTGTTGACACAGTTGCTAGACAATGAACTTACGGCACGGGGGGCATTGCAGACACTGGTGGATGCAGATGGGTTGACGCCGAAAGAGCGCGATCTGTTTACGGATCGGATCAAGGAGAAGGTGGGAAGGAATCCGCTGACGGACACGCTGGTGGACGTGGTCACGAATCCGTTTGTGTTGTTGATGGCGGTCACGAGTCCGGTGGCTGGGCAGGCGCTGAGCAGGTCAGGCAAGGCGATCTTCGACATGGGTGCGCGGTTCAGCCCGTTCGTGAAGGAACAGGGTGGATTGCACTCGGCGTTGGGAGCGTTGGCTCCGATGCAGAAGTTTCAGGGCACAGCGATCACGCCGGCAGTGCAAGCGTTCACCAAGGGTGTGGACCGCATGGAACGGGAGATGCTAGATACGGTGGGTGCGCCGTTGGCGAAGGTGCTGGAGAAGCACGGGCTAGAGACTCTGAACTTCGAGAAGGTGGCGGACCCGAAGAAGAAGGCGATTGCGAAGCGGATCGCCCACGGGTTGTTTGCGTCGCTGGAGGGATTGGATCAGGAAGTGAAGCAACTGATCCCGAGGATGCAGAAGGGTGAGCTGAAGTTCAAAGAGTTCACGCGCGAACGGTACGTGATGCGGAACATGGACGAGGAGCTCGGACGACTGGGCGCTTTGGAGTTGAGGGATGCGCTGAAGAAAGCGCAGGATCAACGGCGCATTCGGTTGTTCGGTAAGGATGGGGAAGCGACGTTCGTGCCGGACGAAGAGAAAGTGCTTCGGATCTGGCAAGGTCTTCGGTACGGGTTCAAGACTGATGGAGCCATGAAGGGCACGGGCAAAGAGATCGCGGCCATGATGTTGGGCCCTGAAGTTTCAGAAGCCATTGAACAAGGGCTCATCAGTGCGGACGTGTTCAAGGCACAGATCCGGAAGCTGCTGGAGAATCAGCCGTCGAACTACATGCCTCGGAACTTGGTGGATCTGAAGGGCTCGAAGAACGTGGCGGACATCATGGAGCAGCGGCGCAGTCGCAGCTTGGTGGCCACGGGGTCCGCGATCAGCAGAACGGCGAAGAGCGGCCAGTGGGATCCCGAGGATCTTGAAGAAGTGCTGCAGATGTTTGGGCCTACGGAGGCGGGGTCCAAGGCGGTGTTGATGGCGCAGAAGCGTGTCAACAAGATCTTGGGTCGTGGTGATGCAGCACGGACCTACCGGATCAACACGCAGGAATCGCTGAGCCGGTACTTCCGAGACACCGGAATCACGCACTCGCTGTACGTGCAGACGGTGGAAGACAATGCGCGGTTGGCTCAACGGATCAAGGACACGCGGAGTGCGGTGAAGCCTGAGAAGCTGGCACAGCTGGAGGCGATGAGGCCGAAGTCTGCGCTGCTGGAAGGTGGCAAGACCAGCATTGCGACGGTGCTGCACGATCAGCATTACCTGTTGGAGGATCGGTTCGCGAAGGAAGCACTCGAAGTCATCATGCGACAGGCCACGGGTGTGCAGAAGGTTGAGCACGTGGCCACGCACATGGCGTTGATCAAGGGTAAAGAGGGCCTGCGAACGATGCTGGATTCGCCGATTGGCAAGGCGATGAAGGGAGCCGGCAGCTGGGGTCGTGGGCTCTATGACCGGTTGGATGGGGTGGCGAACGCAGAGCTGACGTTCGGCGAAGCGAAGGGAATCAGTGGGGCGTTGGCCCGCTACTTCTACGTGACCCACCTCGGTCTCAATCTGGGATCGGTCACGATGAACATGATGCAGCCACTGTTGCTGGCGAGCACGTACGGTGGCCTTGGCAATGTGCTAAAGGGGTATACCCAAGCATTCAAGGAGCTTGGTGGGTACGTACAGGAGCGCGTCGGCAAGTACGGTGTGCGAGCATTGTCGGATACCGAACACCTTGAGCTGATCAACAAGCACTTCAAGTACTCGAACATCGATGGGGAGAACTTGATTCAGATCGGGCGCGATACGTTCTCGACGCTCGACACAATCTCGTACAAGGGTGACGCTCTCGGGAACGTGGCGAAGAAGGAGTCGTACTTCTTTGACTACCCGATGAAACTGTTCGAGAAGGCGGAGTGGTTGAACCGCAGTGTGGCCGCGCACTCAGTGGAGAATGCGTACCGGTCAGCCGGGCGAAACGTCACAGCAGGAACTGAAGATTACTACCGGATGTTGAGTGACGTCGACGAGATGGTGAGCTCGACGCAGTTCGGTGGCAACACGTTGAACACGCCGCTGGCTTTCCAAGGTGTGGGTCCGCTGGGGCGTGTCGGAAACAACCCGCTGTTCCGCCAGTTCTTGAGCTTCCCTCTGCGGAGCGCGACCGCGTTGTCGTACCAGAGCGCACGGCTTGGAGAGCGTGGTGTTCTGAAGGGCGTCGGGCAAGACTTCATTCGCGGCATGGGCATCAGCGCGATCTTCTACGAGGCGGGCAAGAACACCTTCGGGGCGGACTTGAGTCCTGGGTTGTTCGGGGCCAGCCTTACGCAAGCAGTGGGGGGAGACCGCTTCTTCCAGAGTGGCAACGAGTACATCCCAATTCCGCCGGTGGTGGACATCCCCGTGAACATCGTGCGGGGCGCACTCGATCCTGGGCAAAGGGAGCTGTTGCAGAACAACATCCCACGGTTGGTGCCTGGCGGTATTGCGATTTCACGGGCTTTGAGCATGGCTCCGAACATGCCGGAGTCTCCGCTGTTTGGGTTGCCGGGGGCACTGCAGAAGACGTACGTCGACTTCAAGCAGCGGACACCCGAGGGGATGGTTGCGGTCTACAAGGCCGACGGAACCTTGGTGGATTACCAGAGCCCCGGCATGATCTTCGCCCGGCAGCTCGGTGTTGACCTTGGGCAGTTCAAGCAGACAGCAGACTTCGATGGGTTCCTGCTGAAGAACCGTGAGCAGATCGTGGACTACCGAAGGCGGGCGATTCAGGCGTTGCTGAGCAACGAGATCCCGAAGATGCAGTCGATCAAGTCGGAGTTCAAGCGGCGGTACGGCATGGAGCTGACGATCAGCAAGGAGCAGCTGGACGACGCCATGCAGAATCGGTTGGTCAGCAGAACCGAACGCATCTTGGATCGCATGCCTCCTGACCAGCGACCGATCTTCCAGCAGATGGCGGCTGGCAGGGCAGCGAACCTCGGCGTCGAGGAAGGCGCGATCGCAGGCGCGGACACGGCACGGCAGCGAGCACAGGCGCGAGCGATCAACGCAGTTCCCCTGACGGAGCAACAGCAGCAACGCATGGCCGAAGAAGCTTACCTAGCTGAGGGCAAGCGGCGGTCATTCGAGCAGTTCCAGGGGTACTAGATCGCGGTCCAGAACTGAATGTGCCGGAGGTCGGGGAACCAACGGAACGCGCCCTTGGCGACACGCGGAGATAGGCGGACCAGGATCCTAGAGCCAGGCTCAGACTCCAGGACCCTGGTCGCCATTGGGGCCAGCGTTGCACGGCTGATGTCGATGTTCGCCACATAGAGCACACCCTTGGGGGAGTGGCTTAAGCGGAGGGTGCAGTAGCCCCCATCCACGCGATGCATGGGGGCCTCGCCCACAAACAGATCAGTGGGGGTTGACCCACCAGGAAAGTCGAACGTCGTGACCAGCCAGTGGTTGCCGGCTTTGTACGTGAGGATGTGCGGAGTTCCTTTGAGGGAAAGAGTAGAGCACTGTGGCTTGCTGCAGAGGTCAGCGGGTGCGATAGACCCCCACTGCTTGAGACCAGAGTGCTTTACTCGAACCCCCACTGGTAGGTTCCAAATGTGGGAGGCACCCGGGAAGGGGTGGATCCGGCAAGATGTCGGGTGTTCCACGTAGGCGGTCGGGGGCTCGTGCGGCGGACGATCCATCACAACGCTTTCAAGGCCGAGACAGTCGCGCCTTGTCCGATGAAGAGGGCGCGGATGCACCCCCGACCAACCTGCGGGGAGAAGTAGACTGAGGGGAAGGGGTGGATCTTGTGGGACCCACCCCCTCTATCAGTGGGGGTTTACGGTTCAGGCTTCCGAGAGGAGCTTGTTGAGGAACTCGGTCTTGTAGACCTTGGAAGCGGAGTTGCCCTTGCCCTTGCGGTACTGGCAACGGACGGTAGCGACGACCTGCTTGTTGGACCCGAGGATCTCAACAGCCTTTTCAACAGCGTTCGCCACGTCCAGACCATCGGCAGTTCCGACCTTGGTTCCAAGCAAAGTGGAAAGGTGACCGCAGAATCGGTTGCGTTCGATCTGGAGACCGGTGCGACGACCCTCGGCGGTGACCGAGCCAGCGTTGTCGGGGAAGGTGAAGGGTGCGCCACCCCACACGAGCGGCGAGTCCGGATTGGTCTCGTCGTTCAGGAGTTGGTAGCGGAAACGGAACTCGGTGGCAGGGATCTCCATCTGCTGTCCCTGATCGGTGCTGAAGCGGTAGTTTGCCTTCTCGTTGATTTCGAGACCGAGGACGTAGCAGTCGTGCTCACCTTCGGTCGGCCATTCACCGAGACCACCCACACCGGTGTCTGGGTTGGCGTCTCCGAAAGCGGCCTTCTGGGATGCGAACATTGCGCTGATCTTGCTGTTTGCCATAGCTGACTTCTCCTGACTGAAAGGTCTACCAGCGTTACGCGCTGGCGTTGGTGTTGTAGTTGCGGACGAACTCTGCCCAGCCGCCGGTTTCGGGAAGCTCAAACTCGGACGGCATCTTGACGCGGTGCTTCGTGATGCCAGCGAGGGGTTCAGAGTCTACCGAGAAGATGTGACGCTTGCGCTTCTCGGTGATGAGCTTTGGCTTGAGGACAACGGTCTTGCCATCCTTCACGATCGGAGGCTGCGCGACTTCACGTTGCTCCGTGACCCACTCGGAGGAGATGGCAGCAACCATCTCGAACAAGGGGTAGAGCCTCTTGTAGAAACCGTCGGTGATCGTGAGCTCTGGCTTGAAGGCGTACTTGTCGTCGCCCAGTGGGATCTTGGCGTTGACCACGTGGCACACAATGTACACACCGTAACCGTAGCGACGGAGGGTGAGGCACGAGTCAATGACCATGTCGTAGAGTTGATCCCATGAGCGACGGCCGTCCATCTCACGCCAGTCCTTCTTGTCGTTCGAGCGGGTGATCCAGTCCTTGAGGAGCGGGATCCATGTGCCGAGCGAATCGAAGAACACGGTGGCCGGACGTGGTTGGTTGTTCTTGGCGAGACTGCAGAGCAGATCGATCTTGGCTTGCACTGCTTCCCACGTCATCACGAGTGGCTCGTTGGTGACGTCAATCGGTTGGCCCTGCGGGTTGATGCCTGGCCAGATCGTGGCCTGCGGATCACCGAGCGAGGAGGTGCAGTCCATGTTGCACACCCATGAGTCCGGGTGCGAGTGGATGAATTGGGACTTGCCTTCTCCGGGCAGACCACAGATGAGACCGAAGAGCCTCTCCGGTGGGTGAATCATCTTGACCCCGGTAAAGCCGAGGCCGGCATATCGCTGCTGTGGCAGCTTGCCTGCGTGTGTCGTGACTGTCATTTTTTACTCCTCGAAACCCGGCATCCTCACGTTGGCGAACACGCCTGTGGGTGCCGGAAAGTTGAACATCTGCTGGGTGTGCTGAGTGCGGAACTCAACCGGTCGCTCGGGCACTTGTTCCAGTGGGGGTTGACCCACACGTAACGTCCGCACGATCGGGCGATTGAACTCGATCTTCTTTGTCATGCGGTAGTCAAGGGCTTTGAGCCACTCGGTGACCTTGGCCTTTGAGACACGGCATGAGTGGGCGGTGTTGAACTTCTTCACGAGGTCCGCGATGGAGTCAACGCCGTCCTCAAGGATCAAGTCGATGCGTGGCTTGATGACGAGGCGGATGTACTCGTCCTCGAACATCACATGCGGAGATCGGGCGCTAGGCTTTCGATCGTCCCGGAGAACTCGTGTGCTTCGGGATTTGCGTCCACCTCGCCGGCGTCCCTGTGTGCCACTAGGAAGTGCTGCGCCTGTACCAGGCTGGGCCACTCCTTCGGTTCTGTCAGATAGAACGGGCTGTACAGGGCCAGCTTCGAGCCCATCCGCAGATGATCGATGTTCTTTAGGAAGTTGCATGGGTTTGCTTCTCGTGTTGCCAAGCTGTAAATCATGGCAACACGGTCACTATAGGAAGCCCTCCAGTCCTTGTCAAGCATAGTGGAGGCGTGAGTGTAAGAAATGTTGATTGGTGGATCGTTTGTGAAATCGGGTGCGCGATCAAGGTACTCACCTTCACCTTTGTACCAACGGTTACACCGCTTGATGTAGTTGTCAAGGGAGGGCTCGCCCTGGTACACGCGCTCGGGCTTCTTGCCTGTGACCTCGTGCAGTACGTGCAGGCATTCTTCGAGGGTGCCACAGCAGGGTTCGGGGGC